TTTGTTACAGGCTCAACATTAATATCCCCACCCATTTCAATTGGAGCTTCAGTTAAAATCTGTTGTTTACTAGTGATATACGCTTCAAACATTAGTTTGCTATCTAAATTCATAATACTTGATTATTTATATCTATCTATTAATATTTATTCGTGAGTAAAATAGGTATTTTCGCTATAAGTCCGCTTGATTCTGACTGTTTACTCGAGCGTAGCTGTAAGGATTTAAAAGATATAGATCTACACATCCTTTATAATAACAAAACTATAGGTCTACCAGAATATTACAATAGTGTTATAACAAATAAAGAGAATTCTATATACGATATTATCATTTTATGTCATCATGACATAAGTCTAGAGTATTGTAATCTACAAACATTGAAGACAGCCTTGAAGCGCTTTGATATTGTCGGGGTTGCTGGTGGTTTAAACCCAACAATTAAAGAAAAGAATCTATGGCATTGGATGATTTCAAAGGAATACTATAGAGGCTTTGCAGCTCACCCAGTTTCAGAGGAGAGTATGGCCATCACAACATTCGGACCATCTCCTGCACGGGTTGCAGTACTTGATGGTGTCTTTTTAGCTTTAGATAACAGAAAAATACGTGGTGCCAGAGCTAGATTTGATGAACAATTCATGTGGCACCATTATGACATTGATTTTAGCTTGACTTGCAATGCAAACCGGCTTAAACTAGGTGTATGGCCTATATTAATCTATCATCAGAGCCCAGGATTAAGGGATTTAAACGATAAGGAGTGGAATAAGAGTAATGAAGCCTTCATTCGAAAATGGAATAACGAGCCCATCTAAGAAAACTCTCGATCTAGATTTTTACGAGCACATTATTGCATATAATTGCTTGGTCGATCCTGTGTTTCTTTCTTCGGTGATAGATCATCTAGATGTAAAGTTCTTTAAAAATATTGATACAAAGAATATTGTACGTATTATTGTAAACTTTTTTAAAGAGCATGGTACTGTGCCTACTCATACCGAGTTAAAAGCGTACCTAACCACAGATGAATTAAAGGAAAACTTTAAAAAGCTCGTAACATCTTTTACTGATATAGATAAAAAGTTCAATAGAAGCGAGTTGGTAGAAAATACAGAGATTTTTCTCAAGGAAAAGGGTGTTTATAATGCACTGCTTGAAGCAGCCGAAAAGTTAGACAGTAAGCAGCTTAATACAGCAGAACTTTTAGAGAAATTTGAAAAGGCTGTAGGTGTAAACTTAACTCAAAATATGGGATTGGAGTTGTTTGGTGAGGTGGATCGGTTTGTTTCTGATTTGCACAGAGAAGAGCCATGTGTAAAGACGGGCTGGAGGTGGTTAGATAACAAATTAGGTGGGGGGTTTCTTGAAAATGGTAGGTCGTTGTACGTTTTTGCCGGTGAAACTAACGTCGGTAAGAGTATTTTCCTTGGCAACGTTGCAACAAATGTTGCAATGCAGGGCAAAAACGTATTGCTTGTAACACTAGAGATGAGTGAAATGATGTATGCAAGAAGACTTTCATCAGCTATTACGAGTATCCCGCTTAGCCATCTCAAAGAAGAGTCGGAATCTCTTAAACAACAGATAAAAGACATAGCTAAAGGTAAAAAATCTAAAATTATTATTAAAGAATTTCCGCCATCCACATTAACACCGTTTCAGCTCAAAGGCTTTATTAAAAAATTAATGCAAAAAGGTATTAAGATTGATTTGATTGTGCTTGATTACCTTAATTTGCTACATAGCCCTTTAGGTAATAATAGTTATGAACGAATTTTGTATTGTGCACAGCAAGTCAGAGCAATTAGTTATGATATTATGTGTCCAATTGTTTCGGCGACACAGTTAAATCGGTCTGGGTATAATGTAGATAATCCTGGATTAGAAACTATCTCTGAAAGTATCGGTCTAGCTACAACGTCCGATGCAATTATATCTATTTGGCAGAAAGATGAGGATAAAGAACTTGGTCTTATTAATATTGGCATGTCAAAAAATCGTTTTGGACCTAATTTCGGTAGTATTGCTCTTAAGATTGATTATAATACACTGGTGATTACAGAAGATGATACAATAAATGAGAGTGAAGAAGCTATACAGTTTACAAAAACGCTAACGTCCATGAGTGAGAGCCCCTAGACTAGCTTTTGATTAAACACGTTATAAATCTCAGTAAGTCATTGAAATTGTATGAATTTTAGTAATTTACACCGCGAAGAAGTGGATCATCTCTTTAGATGCTTTTGCAGCTATATTTGCATATGTTTTAATAAAAAATACAATCTTGCAAACATTTTGCTTCTTTATCTTCAAGATCTTAGAGTAAAAAACCTATTTAAAAGTATTATGGATGTTGAAGATGATGTATCAGCGGTTAGAATATTCTTAGAGTTTGATCCTACCTTGTGTAAGAGCAAATATATAATGAAATATCTTAATCACCGCAAAAAATGACACTAGATAAGCTAATTTACAATACATATTTAAAGATTTCTAGAACCCAAAGCGGTTTACCTTTCAGATTCAGAAAGCAATGGGAGGGGTTTGAAGAGTCAATTGTATACCCACATGTGTTACGTCTCAAAAACTTCTTTACACGGAATAAAAATGTTGATGTAACAGAATTTTTTAATGCACCGTACACAATCTATCCTGGTGAGAGCGGTTTTGATTTAAATTTCTACTCATCACCAAAGGCTATAAAGGTCTATACACTGTCACTAAAAAAGAAGCTGCTGTTACCACCAGATGATAGCTACCATCTTAAAAATATTGTTAAAGGGCTAAAGTTCATACAGCAGTTTTGTGAGGAAAAGGCAATTACCGTTGATGATTACCCTAACTACAAGGATGGCATCCAAAATGCCTTTATTACACATCTTAAAAACCATAATGTTAGCATCTATAATCTGTTTGTATTTACTAATTTTGAAAAACAATTGCAATTACATGACCCTGATTTGCTTAGATTCACTTTAGGAGATATTTACGACAACATTTCTGTCTTCCGAACTAAATTTTTAGGCAGTACGTCCGCTAAACAGCTGGCTATTGCCGGTTTGCGGAAAATTAAAAAAAATCTTGCTTGATTTTAAAAACTAATCATATATTATAAACAATATGAGTACAATTACCAATTCGATGTTCGAGAGCATTAAAGGTGCTCTTGCTAAAAATAACCCCGTATCCCGTAATAAGGATATTTTGAAACTTGAAGTAGGCAATACATATACTGTTCGCTTGCTTCCTAATGTTGGTAACCCAACTAAGACCTTTTTTCATTACTATACCTTTGGCTGGACTAGTTTTTGTACTGGTCAGTATGTTTATACGGTAAGCCCGACGTCTTTTGGTGCTCGTGATCCTATTGCTGAGGTTCGCTACAAAGCTCTTAAGACCGGTACAGAGGATGAGAAGGCTAAAGCTCGTGCCATCATGCGATCTGAAAAGTGGTTAGTAAATGCCTATGTTGTAAACGATCCTGTTAATTCAGAAAATAATGGCAAGGTAATGATTGTACGTTACGGTAAGCAGCTTCATAAGATTATTATGGATGCTATTGAAGGTGAGGGGTCTGAAGATCTCGGTGCTCGTATTTTTGATCTTAGCGATAAGGGTTGTAATTTAAAGATTAAAGTAGAGCAGCAAGGCGACTACCCAACTTATGTTAGTAGTAAGTTTATGATGCCTAAGGCTGTCGAAGGACTAGACAAGGGTAAGATTGATGATATATATAAAAATATTATCGATCTTGAGTCGGTCTTTACAGTGAAGAGTTATGAAGAGTTGAAATCGATGCTTGATGAGCATTACTATTGCTCATCGGAGGCGTCTGATACCGATACTAAGCCGGTTAAAGCAAATAAATCTGAAGCTTCAGCCTCCTCAGCAACCGATTCAACAGATGTTCTCGAAGATGATACTGTTAAAAAGTTGCTTGAGGGGCTTGATTAATGTCTGACGGTCTTGTTGCAGTTGATCCTAATAGTGTAGAAGGCAAGAATGCCATCATGGCATTACTTGGTACTACGTTAGCTGAGCTCAAGCAAATCGACCGCCAAAGTGTTGGGTCTTCTAAGAACATTTCTGGTGTTAAAACGGATTTGCAGAATGTTTTCCGAATAACTACAGACCAGACAACGCCTCAGCAGTCTCAACAGCCTAACCTTCAACCAACAATTGAATTTAATCCTATTCAGGTTGTACAACAGCCTGTAATACAGTCACAACAAGCGCCACCAGTTGCAGTTGCAGTACAGCAGCCTGCTGAAGATCCAAATCAATTAGTTTTTGATTTTAATAAGCCGATAACACCCACCACTATCAATGATAAGTTAGATCGTATTCTTGATAGGTTAGACCGTATTGTTGACTTATTTAAAACAACTTGATTGCTTTTCGTTTTTGTAGTATATAATAATCTCTGTGAATGTAAATATTCCTGATAAAAAACTCTTTATAAATGGCTTTCTCCAGCCATTAGGTAAGCTAAATGATAGCTGTGTCGTAACTTTGGATGGAGAAGGCTTTTCAAGCCTAGTTTGTACTTCTGATACCTCGGTAATACTTCATTCACAGTACAAAGTTGATACCAATATTGATGTTCCTATTCATTTAAATATTTCGGATATTAAAAAGGTTATCAAGGCATTTGAGTGTATTAGTACAGATAGCTTTACGATTACTGTAGATAAAAATAATATTAACTATAGTGGCCCCGAAATACGCTTTAAATATCATTTACTTGAAGATGGTATCATTACTGCACCCAAAGTAAATGTATCGAAAATAGCTAGTCTAAATTTTCCAATTGAGTTTGTTATCCAATATAAATCACTAATCGAGTTGCTCAGAGGCTCTACCTTTGCCTCAGAAAGTAACAAATTATATCTATACTCAAAGGAAGGGAAGATTTTTGGAGATCTTACAGATCGAGCCCGGCAAAATGTAGATAGTATTTCAATACCTCTTAGCGAATACAAAGGAGAGGAATTAACAAATTTATGCTTGAACTTCGAATTAATAAGAATAATTAGTAGTGTGAGAGTAAAGCAGTTAGAGTGTAAAATTAATCAAAAATTAGGTGTCGTACTATTTCAATTACTCGACGGTCCTGTAAAAACTCGCTATATAGCGTCATCTTTAATCAAATGAGCTCAAAAAATAAAATAACAACCCCGGGTTACTTCATGAAGCGGCTACGCGATAATGGTTTTATTGCGTTAAAATTATTCAATGGTTTCGGTGAACACGACCCGCGTCGTTGGACTGTGCTTGTCAACCCAGGTACTACTAGCGTGTTTATTACATGCTTTCATAATAAACATTTTATGAATGAAATTATGTTTGAATTGAACGATGGTGGGTTGGCAATTCCTCGTAATTTTAGTATTAAAACTGATAGTATTGAAGTTATTATCTCCTATTTGATTAGCAAAGGAGTTACAAATATACCTCAAAATTCTCCTTATTATGTTAAGCGCCCTAAATATAGTAGTGAAGCATCCCAAAAAGAACAATAAGGGAGACTCCAAAAATATGAAGCCGACAGATCCAAATCTTCATAAGAATAAAGGTCAGGTAGACGACCTTATTCGCTCCGTTATACAAGACTATATGGTGCAGCATGGTCAACTCAAGAATGAAAAATCTAAAAATCTTCAGAACTTAACCGGTTTAATCTCTGAGTATTTGAGCGCGTTTATTGTTTTAGGATATGATATTAATGGTATGCCAGTTAATATAATTCATGCAAAAAATCAAATGGATGCAGATGCTTTATCAGCAGCTATAAACCGTTTTATTTTCAATGTG